CAGTAAATCGACAGATTTAAGTAAGCCTGGACAATCGATATTGCTTGATCAGGGCATGAAGTATCAACCCATTAATATGCTTACATTGCAAGATGCCGATGCAGCCAAGTTAAAAGAGCAAACTACCAAAAGAATTTGTGCATTATTTGGGGTGCCAGCTCAAATGCTTGGATTGGATGTGGGTAAATACAACAATACTCAAACATTATTGGATGAGTTTTATAAAACCAAGATGTATCCAATGATTATTAATATTGAGCAAAAGTTCAAAATGCAATTGCTCAAAGGCTATCCGAATTTATGCATTCGATTTGATACTAAGGACTTTTTAAAAGGTGCAGCACTTGATCAAATGAATTTTGTTAATGCTGGTGTAGCTGGTGGAATAATGACACCAAATGAAGCTAGACAATATTTGAATATGCCAAAGTTAGAAGGTGCGGATGATTTATTAACTGCCAATCCATCAAAAATATCTGCAACAAATGTTCCAATTGGTGCTAAAACTGCTAAGATTGAACCAATACCAGGCAGTTCGCCACAAGATACTGGGGGCGGTGGTGGCAATCAAACAAGTAAGATGAACATAGGTAAAACTTGAATAAGACAAAAAAAATAGTTGCAATATTATCTTCCCAAATAAAAACGGATGATGTTAAACTACCCAAAACGGAAGATAAAACCCCTATAATACAAGATATTGATTTGGCAATTAACAATGGGGTAATACATGATCAAGAATCTAAACTTAGTTTGCGAAGCGAGATTAAGCCTAGAAAAAACGGCAAAAGAATCTCAAAGTCCAAGCGGTAAGATAGAAGCCAGAGTTACAACATGGGGTGCCAGAGAAGGTGCCGATGGTAGAAAGTTTAATTACCAACCAGAAGGCTTTATGGATTGGGCAAATAATTTCAAAGAAACTGGCAAACCATTGCCAATGTTTTTAAATCACAACGACATGGGTATGCCAGTCGGTCAATGGAATGAATTTAATTTTGACAAAGAAGGCATGACTGCTAATGGTCAATTATTTTTAAACACCGTAGGCGGATCAGACATTTACAACATTTTAAAAGAATCTCCCAATTTATTTGGTGGAGTTTCGGTTGGTGCGTATGCCGATGAAGCAAAAATGGTCGATGCCGAAGGTAACGATATGGAAGATGATAATGATGATGATTCAGAAGATGAAGGATATTTTCAAATTACTAAAGGCGGTTTGCAAGAAGTATCTATCGTTATGTATCCAAATAATCCAGCAGCGGAAGTGATGAAATTGGAATATTTTGATGCAGAAGGTCATGCAAATCCTAGACAAATCGAAAAAGCTCTGCGTGAGGCTGGGCTAAAACGAAAAGATGCTACCACCGCATCTTCAATCCTCAAAAGAATTTTAGAGCAACGTGATGTTGCTTTAAAAGTTACTGGGGATAAAACACCAATGATGAGTGATTCAGAAGCGGTGGTAAGCGAAGCCGATACTTTACTCAAAGCATTAGAATTGCGAGAGTTGGAAAAGGCATTATCTAAACGCATTAAAAATTAAGGATTAATCATGTCAATTGAAAAAATTACAGAAAAACTTGATCTTATTGAAGCACAGACAGTTGCTGAAGTAGAAAAAGTTAAAGCAGAAGCGATTGCAGCGGTTGAAGCTGCAAAAAATGAATTAACAGAAAAATTTGTTAATTTGGAAACCAAAGTAGCTCAAGTATCAGCTCCATCGATTATTACTTTATCTAAAACAGTTCGTGAAGATGTTAATAAATCTGTTCGTGAACAACTCAAGAAATTTGTTAAAAAAGACAGATCAGTTGAGAAAGAAATTAAGATGTTTGAAGATGATGGACAATATGATGCGTACATGAAGGAAAGTTCTGCATTGACTGGTGGCGGTGCTGGGGTTGGTGGTCGTACAGCATATGATCCAGTATTCCATAAACTCCGTTTGATGAACCCGATGCGTGGAGTTAGCCGTACAACTTCAACTGAAGGTGCAACATATCAATTCAGAGCAAAAACAGGTAATGCTGGTGCTACATGGGGTTATGCAATTCAAAATAACGGATCTGCAACAACTGAAGCAACTAACATTTGGCAATTAACTCTGCAAGATTTGAACGTACAATTTCCAATTCGTACAGCAGCACTTGATGACATCGATGGTTTAGAAGCTAACGTAGTTGATGATATGTTGATGGAATTTAGCCAAGTTGAAGGTCAATCCATGATCAGCAATAACGATCAAACAGATTCACCAAATACATACGGTGGAACTAATGGTTTGCGTGGTTTAAATCAATATGCTGGTGCTAATTCAAGCTACACAGGTGGAACAATCACTACTGCTGCATTCGGTACATCTGGCACAGGTTCATCTTCTGGATTGCATAGCATTGCTACTTATGACCAGTTGACAACTAACGCAGCTTCAGTTGGTGCTGCTAACGTAACTTATGCTGATATTATCGAATTTATCCACTTACTACCGCAAGAATACTGGACACCAACAACTAAGTTTTTGGTAAGCCCATTATTCCTAGCTCAGATTCGTGGCTTAAAAGATAACAACGGAACTCCAATATTTGAACGTATGTCACCATTAGTTTATGATGGTATCGTAGGTCAATTACTTGGCTTTGATGTTGTAGTCAATAAGTATGTTGATAGCCCTGATAGTTCTACAGCAACTCCAGGCACAACTAGCTTGTACCCAATGTATTTTGGTGATTGGCAACGTGGTCATACTATCGTAGATCGTTTAAATATGGTTCTGCGTAGATATGATCAGACATTGCCTGGTTACATAACATTCTTCGGTGAAAAGCGTTTGTGTACTTCTGTAGTAGATCCATTCAGTATTATTCGTTATCGTTCTACAGCTACAGCAACCTAAAAGGATGGGGCGAAAGCCCCACCTTTTTATTTATTTTTTAAATTTAGGATCATTATGGCTACTAATAATTTAATTCTCGAAGCGATTAAAACTGCATTAAAAAAAGGTGAAGCAAAAGTTAATTTGAAGGAAGCATCTACCTTGACCGCTTCTGGATCTAATATTGGTGGTCGGGTAATCTATGATGATGCTTTTGCTGCGATGCGTTATGCAAATCCAATTCGCATGATGAGCAGAGTTATTACGACAACTGGTTCCGATGAAGCATTTGTGGCAAAAACAGGTAATGCAACTGTTATACAAACAGGTAGCACAAATCCCTGGGGATATGGCATTAACAACAATACGGGAAGTCCAAATATTGCAACAGCATTTTGGCAAATTTCTGTAAAAAGTATTAACGCAGTAGTACCAGTTCGTACTGCTGTTTTATCTGATATTAACAATTTAGAGGCATCGATTGTTTCAGATTTGATGATGGAATTTGGTCAGCAAGAAGCACTTTCAATGCAACAAAATGATGATTCATCTGGATCAACAACAGTCCAAACTGGTGGAGTTTATGGTTTAAGAGGATTAGATTATTATGCTGGATCAACAAGTGCTGCATCGTATGGCACTAGCGGATCAGCTGATACCAATGGCAGACACACTATGTTGCAAGTGCAACAAGGATCATCATCTGCATTGGTTTATAACGATATTGCTAATCTATCTACAGCATTACCACCGCAATATTGGAATGATCCATCAACTGCATGGATGATGCATCCAACAACTATAAATGCATTAAGAGAATTAAAAGATAGTAATGGATTGCCATTATTCCTTGAAGTAGGCGATAAAGATGGTTATTCAGTTGGTAATATATTTGGGCATCCAGTCATTCCTAATCCATACATGGACATTATTGGTTCTGGATTCTATCCAGTATATTTGGCAGCATGGCAACAGTTTGTAACGATTGCAGATAATGAAGAAATGAGCATTAAGCGATTAGAACAATATGCTCCAGGCTTTATTACTCTATTTGCAGAAAAACGTACTGTAAGTACAATTAGAAATGTGTTTGCTGGTGTAAGACTTTACGGTTAAAGGTAAAAAATGCCCTTAGATAGTTTAACCAATGGACCATATTTAGGTACCGCAAGGAATCCTTTTTCTTATGAAAAGGTAGAGCAAGTTAGTCGCGATCTACAGACTGAATGGCTTACCTTGGATGAGATTACCCAACAATTAAATTTATTTGGTGATGAAAGCCAAGATACATATCTTCAATCGATTGAATTAGCCACTAGGCAGATGGTTGAAGATTACCTTGGTATGTCGATATTCCCAATCACTTATAAATGCTACTATGGGGCATTTAATGGCATGACAGGCACCCAGGTATGTTTAGATTTGCCAGAGATCTCTCAAGATAATCAAGGCAATGCTGGAGTAACTATTAATTTTGTTGGTTATTACAATGCCAGTACACCGCCAGTATTTACTAAATTGGATGTAAGCCAATATTATTATGATGTCACAGGCAATAAAGTGATTTGCAATGGTATTCCCAACGAAGTAAATCAAAACATTACTAATCCAATTGTGATTCAATATACAACTGGTGCAAGTCCGTATGCTCAGTATCCCGTTATTAAACAAGCTGGTTTATTGATGCTAACTCATATTTATAATAACCGTAGCAATAGTTTTCAAGGCACATTAAATAATATACCGTATGGTTTTGATGCATTGCTAAGACCATACAAACCTTTGGTGCTTTAAGATGGCAATTGCTCGTTATGAAAATATAACAGTCAATCGAGTAAGCAACTCAGTTGATGCTTATGGTCAGCAAACCACTTCATTATCAAAATGGTTTGATACAAGAGCTAGAGTTCAAGATGTGCATAACAATACGCAAATTACCAAGGAAACTCGGTTTTATACAGACTATGTAAAACTAACGGTCAATTACACACCGAATACAAGAGAGATGGTAGATAATCAAGATTTGTATGCAATTTATTATCGGAACAATGATTGGCGAATTACAGATTGTTTTGAAACGAATGATCGTATGAATGTGACCTTTATGTGCTACCGTAACGATCCAGTAGTACCAGTATAATGGCACAAAATAACCCATCCTTATATGCACAAGCAATTCAATACCAATTGAATAGCATATTCACACCAACTCCAGTAACGGCTAATTTTCAACGTAATTTTGCCAAAATTCCTGAGTTTGTTACATGGCAATTAAGAAATGTGCATCAACCAGTTTATACAGGTCCAAATCAGAATAATAAAGGCATTGATAAACCAATATTCCAAATATCAATATTTGCACAAAATATGGATGATGCTTTTAATTTAAGTAATACCTTGTTACAATCATTACATGGTTATACAGGACAGTTTGGCGGTTCAAGTGGTTTTTGGATTGCAAAGGCGGATGTAAGTTGGCTATACAATACATTTGATGATACAGTTGGTTTAAATCAAATTATTTTGGATTGTCAGCTAGATATTCCAACATAAGACAAGATTTTGTTTAACTCTTTTTGAAGGAAAATTAAAAATGGCTCTACCTAATCAAGTCTTACCTGGCTTTAGTGCATCGTTATGGTGTCAAACTGGTGCCGCTCCTACTGCCCTAACATTAACACAATTATCCACATGGACTGGTCAAGTTGCTAGTATTGTCGGTACTGTAGCCAATGGTACAGGATCAGGCGGTCAAGCACTTAATGTTGAAGCAATCCCAGCATTCGGACAAGATGATGCATCTGCCAACTTTATGGTTGCTGGATCGAGACAGTCCGATATTATCCCAACACAATCTAAGCCAACATCCATGACGATTGTTGCTGCATGGAATCCAAGCGATACTGGTTTATTATTAATGAGAGCAGATGCTTA